TACCATAGAAAAGAAGAACGAGTCGAATTTGATCTAGACTTTATGAATCGTATTACTCGTGGTGGTGTGCCGACTAAAACTCTAAACATTATTCTTGCAGGTACTGGTGTCGGTAAAACTTTGTTTATGTGTCATCTTGCTGCCGCAAACTTACTACAAGGCAAGAATGTATTGTATATTACACTTGAAATGGCTGAAGAGAGAATTGCCGAAAGAATAGACTCTAATCTTTTGAATGTTGCTATGAGTGATCTACCTGAACTACCAAAAATGATGTATCAAGATAAGATCAAACATCTAGAAGAAAAGACTACCGGTAAATTAATCGTCAAAGAATTTCCTACTGCTTCTGCTCATGCTGGTCATATGAAGATACTGCTCAACGAACTTGCTATGAAGAAAGATTTTAAACCAGATGTTATCTACATTGACTATTTAAACCTTGCTGTATCGTCTCGGTTGAAGGCAGGATCGCAAGCAAACTCATATACAATAGTCAAGTCTATCGCTGAAGAACTTAGGGGTCTGGCAGTCGAATTTGATCTACCTATTTTCTCAGCAACACAAACGACCAGAACAGGTTTCGGTTCTACTGATATCGGTCTCGAAGATACTTCCGAGAGTTTCGGTCTACCGGCAACAGCAGACTTTATGTTTGCTATCATATCTACCGAAGAACTAGAAAAGAAAGGTCAGTTTCTTGTAAAACAGTTAAAGAATAGATATAATGACCCTACAATCAATCGTAAGTTTATGTTGGGTGTTGATAGATCAAAGATGAGAATATATGATGTTGAACAGTCTGCCCAAGATGATATGGTAGACGCTAATCAACAAGAAGAACCAGAGAAGTCTGTATTTGATAATACAGAAACAGCAAAACGATTAAACAAATTTTCAGATTTTAAAATATAATGGCACGAAAAAAGAAAAAAGTAGATAAAGATATCGAAGAGTGGAATAAAAAAGTAAGAGCACTCGGCGAAAAGAATAGAAACAAATTAATGAAAGCTGTAAAGAATAAAAATGCCTAGAAGAAGAGAAAGACGACCACCTAGAACAAATGTCAAGTTATCTTACGAGACTGTAATGGTCAAGAAGAATAAATCAATAGTATATCAATGTATCGAGAAACCTACTGGTTCTATTATATGTGAAAACTTTTTTAAAGAAGATACTGACGCTATAACTAAACACCAAAACAAACATAAACAATGGGAACCTAACGGTGGTATTGTTGATTTTCTCACATTAGGTAAAATAAACACTTGACAATTACGACATAATACATTATAAATAGTGTTATGTCAGCAATAGATACAGCATATGCAGAAAGCGCCCAAGCAATATTTTGTGCTATGGCAGATTATTTGGGCGAAGCTAGATCAACACAAGTATTAAATCTTAAAAAATACCCAACTTTTGAAGATTTTGAAGATGTTAAAAAAAATCAAGAGTATCTTCAAACAGCATTAAAAAGAGTGTCCGTAGATATGCCTGTTGAGAAAATTTACGATTATATAAGAAGAAAAAAAGATTGGTATAAGTCCTCTGTTTTAATTGCAAATAAAATAGTTAAAGATTTAAAAACTATTGATAGTGATTTTACTATTGACCAAAGAGGATTTAATGATGGTAAGATGTTCTATCTTAGAGGTGATAATGATGTAATGAAAATTATGGACAAGTTATTTGGTTTTGCAAGAGACTCAAAAGTAACCAAAGTGTTATATGAAACAGCAGGTGTTATTCCTATTAAACAGATTAATAAGTGGAGTCCTGCAGATATATACTTTGCTAACCCTACTGCCAAAAAAGAATTATCAAATGAGTTATCAGACGCTACGAGAAGTAAAGATAAATATACTTTTCAACGATTAAATAAATTAATAAAAGATTTAATAAATCAAGGTGCTTTACTACCACTATCATTGAAGAAAACAACAAGAAGTGTAAAATTAGAAAAAGTAAATTTCAGTCCTGCAAGAAAAGAAAAGATATTAGACTCAGTAAAATTTAAAGGAACAAATAATTGGACACCATATGTAAGACTTAATGCAAAAGGTATACCAGATAGAAATGCCAAACTAAGAGACTCTTTTAATGGTGTAAAAAAAGGAGGTAAAACTAGCGGAAGAACTTTAAGACTTAACATAGAGATAGGTGGTGCCGCTGGTAATATAGGAATGAGACATGACCCATCTACTGGTAGATTAGTCACCGAATTTATAGGTGGCGGTGCAGAGGCAAGAGGGGGTTCAGTAGCGTCAATAGATATATTGTGTAAGATACTTGCTACTGTTAGTAAGACACAGGCAGCTTATGTTCTTCAAGCATATAGAAAAGGTGATACAAAATTTAAAGTGGCAAAAAACGCACTACAAAAAGATAAATCAAAACTTAGAACCTTACCTGGTAATATAATCTCAGCAAAACTTACTGCATACGATCATTATTTAGCGATTGCTAGTGCTGAGAATATTACAAATAAAGTGTTTGGTGGACAATTTGGGTTAAAGAAATTTCTCAACAACCCAAGAAATCGTAAAGATGTTGAACTATTTGTTAGAATGTTATTTCAATATGTAACCTCTAGAGATCCTAAGTCTGCTAGATTTGTGGTTGCCAAATAAGATTGTATAAATAATAGTATGTCAACAGAAAACAAATATTGTGAAGATTGTGGACACGATTGTCCTGATATGTGTCAGGACTCTGCTTGTGATTGTAAGTGCTGTAATTAGCACATTGACTATATTATATTAATGGAGAAGGCGAAGGAATGCAAGGGTTTATACACTACCTCGAAGAGGCAAAGAATACCCACCTAGAACATTTAGAAGATGAAATTATTAATAATGGTAGCCGTGGAGCGTTAAACGCTATAAATTTTCTAAAGTCCGTAAGACGGATGTTTCAAGGCGGATCAGGAAGAACTAGTTTGACCGTTAAGTGGGATGGGGCGCCGGCAATAGTCTGTGGTCGTAATCCTGATAATGGTCGTTTCTTTGTAGGTACTAAATCTGTATTCAACAAAACTCCTAAAATAAATTACACGGTTGCTGATATCAGAAACAATCATTCTGGTGCAGTAGCAAATAAATTAGAAATCTGTCTAAGGGAGTTATCTAAGTTAGGTATCAAGGGTATCTTACAAGGTGATTTACTATTCACCTCTGGAGAACTAAAGACAGCAAATATTGATGGTGAAAAGAATATCGTATTCACACCTAATACTATAACATATGCTGTACCTACGGGTACTCCCTTAGCAAGTCGTATTGCAAATGCCAATATGGGCATTATATTTCACACAACATACACAGGTAAATCTTTTAAGTCTCTAAGTGCTAGTTTTGGTGCTAGTGTATCAAGACTTAGAAAAAGTAGAAAAGTATTTTTTGATGACGCTAGTTATCGAGACGCTTCTTCAGCAAAGTTTTCATCAAACGAACTAGCACAATTTGATAATGTTCTAAAAATGGCGATGGGATCTATTGGTAAAGGGTCTATCTTTATGGATAAACTATCTAATGATAGTGGTATCTTATCTGTTGGTGTACAATTAAAAGCATATATTAATTCTTATATTAGATCAGGAACTGGTTTAGGAACCGTTAAGAAACTTGCCGGTCAGTTTGTTGTATTTTATAAAGATCGAGTACAACAAGAAATAGATAGAGTTTCTAGACCTGATAGTAAAAGAAAATATAAAGATATTCAAACGCAAGGTGTAAGATTTATCAAAGGTAATTCTGATGGTTTATATTTTGCCTTGGCAACCTATCTATCACTTCAGAAAGCAAAACTTATTCTTATGGATAAACTTAGAAGTGTACAAAGTATAGGAACATTTTTAAGAACTGCTAACGGATTCAAGGTTACAAGTCCTGAAGGGTATGTTGCAATCAAAAGTGGCAACGCTGTTAAGTTAGTAGATAGAATGGAATTCAGTAGGGCAAACTTTAATGCAGCAAAAGACTGGGTGAAAGGGTGATACTAGTGCCAAAAACTTTAAAACAATTTTTAGAAGAGATGAGTAATGTAACCGTTGTTATGATAGGCGGCCCTGGGTCAGGTAAGTCAACATACTCAAAATATCTTACAGGTCATTTTGATATACCTCATGTTTACACAGGCGATATGATGAGAGACTTACAGAAAAAAGATCCTGAAGTTGCAAAGATTATGGATAGAGGTGATTTAGTTCCTATCAAAAAAGTAATGTCGGCACTAAGAAGTCGATTAGCAAAAGACGATACCAAGAACGGATATATATTAGATGGGTTCCCTAGAAATACGGAACAGTTAAATGCTATGAGAGAAGAAGAGATCAGTTATAACTATGTTGTATATCTAAATGTATCTGAAAAAGAAGTTATTAAAAGATTAACTTCTCGTGGTAGAAAAGATGACAAACCAGAGATTATAAAGAATAGATTAAAAGTATATGAGAAAGAAACAGGACCAGTTGTGAAAGAGTTTAGAAAAAGTCCAAGAAGATTTATTGAAATAAAAGCAGAAGGTAAAGATGAAAAGAGTATCGCTGCTGATATCATAAGGGAGATTGAGAAGCGTGGGTAAACTATTTTCGGATTTCAGAATTAGTTTAACTGAAGATGTTAACTTCAGTATTAGAGACCTTGTTTATTTTAACGAGGATGCTCTAAAAGAATCTATGGATAAAGTAGAAAACTATCGTCAAAAACATTTCAAAGATGGTTGGGAAAATATACAGATAACTCCGCCGCCTGAAAATGATAGTGATAGAACAAAACAAGAACTGGTTGAAATTACAAAAATACAACAAGAGAGAACTAAAGAAGATGAAAACTCTATTGCTGTTTCTGATATGATGGACTCATTTCACTTTAGAGAATATTTAAATGAAAATAATTTAGAATATAAATCAAGTGAACTATCTGCAATCATAGAAGATGTTTGGAAGGTAACAAGAACATTTAAAAATAAATTCAATAGACCTAGACCATATCAAGTTGCAAAAGCATTGAATATGGATTTTGACACTATGTACGGCGAGAGTATGGCAACGCCTGCTTATCCAAGTGGTCATAGTGTAGGTACAAGATTAACTGCTGAATATCTTTCACTAAAACACCCAGCACATAGAAAACAATTTATTGAGATTGCTGAAAAAGTAGGCATGGGTAGATTACAAGCAGGATTTCATTATCGTTCAGATCACGAAGCAGGCATAGAACTTGCATTAAAAGTTTTACCGTTCTTAGAGATATCAAAAGAAAACTTAAATGAGTCTATCATAGATTTAGTTAGAAAAGATTACTCAAGAACTGTATTCGATAATTACAATACAGAAAAACCTGTACTGAAACCTTTTGTTAAGAAAATGATTGAAGATCAGATAAGAGATTTCAATAGAATTGCACCTGTAATGAAGTATAGACTTATCGGTAGTATGCTTACGAAAAGATATAGAAAAGACGCTGACTTAGATATCAATGTTCTATTTGATGTACCTGAAAATGAGCAAGAAGAAGTTGCTGAAGTATTAAGAGCAAAAGTTAGAGAAGTAAATGGTCAAAATGTTCCTGGTACAGTACACCCAATCAATTATTTTGTAATTGTTAATAAAGATGTTTATACAAAAGCAAACTTAATGGCAGATGATGTCTATGATATTGTACACGATAGATTTGAAAAGAGAACTCAATCTAAACCATTTGATATAGAAGATTACATGAAAGAGTTTAGAGCAAGAGTAGAAAAAATAGATATCGCTAAAGGCGAATTTAAAAGAGATTTAGTTGACTACAAAGAACTTGTAGAATTAGATGATGATGATATTGAAAACCTGAAAGATAAACTTGAGGGTAAAGTAAAAGAATTAGAAGATGATATTAACACACTAATAGATATGAAAAATGATGCTCTAGACAAACGAAAGTCTGGTTTTGAAGGCGAAATGACACCTGAAAATATTAAGAAGTATGGTGTTAGAAATAGACTACCTAACAATGTAGTTTATAAAATGTTAGAAAAATATTATTACTTTGAGTTTATAAACAAACTTAAAGAAATAATAGGAGACGACAGAAAATTATCTGATAAAGAAGCAGATAGTTTAATGTCTGTCGGAGAAGCGTTAGATAGACTTAATACAATCGTTTTTGCCTTCGGTAGGTTCAACCCTCCTACCATAGGGCATGGGAAACTTATGAACACCGTGAAATCTAAGGCTAGATCACTTGGTGCAAAACACGAGGTGTTTGCTAGCGCTTCTTCAGATCCTAGAAAGAATCCATTAGACCAGATAACTAAAGTAAGATATATGAAAAAAATGTTTAAAGGTATAAACATTAAACCTGCTCAAGGCAATCAAAGAACATTTATGGAAATATTAAAAACATATGATAAGATGTATGGTAATGTTGTTATGATTGCAGGTAGTGATAGAATAAATGAGTTTCAAAAACTTGCAGACAAATATAATGGCAAAGATTACAGTTTTAAATCACTTAAAGTTGTATCTGCTGGTGAGAGAGATCCTGACGCTGACGGCGCTACAGGTATGTCAGCAAGTAAGATGAGAGACGCCGCTAAGAATAATGATTTAAAATCATTCTCTATGGGCATTGGTACGCTATTAGCAAAGAACGATACGAAAGCATTATTTGATACCGTAAGAAAAGATATGGGTATCAAAGAGGGTATCGAAACATTTGCTGATTTCTTGAATAATGATATTCGAGAAGATTACTTAAAAGAAAAAGTATTTAACATAGGTGATTTGGTTAATAATATAGAGGACGGAACTTCTGGTATGGTTGTCAGACGAGGACCTAACTATGTAGTTTACGAAACAGATGAGCAAGAGGTGAAGAAAGCATGGTTATATGATCTAGTAGAAACCAAGGAGGAATCTAATGCTAACATTGAAAGAAATTCAAAGATTAAACGAATTAGTGAGACGACAAATAACGCATCCGATGGAGACGAGAATGAGACAAGACGGAGATCAACTCGAACTTCCATTTCCGAAAGACAAACAGACGACCACGGTCGAGAGTTATCTACCCATATGGTGGAAGATACGAAAACAGAAGGATCGCAGGAGGCGAAGAGCACTAATGAAGATACATCTAAATTCTTGGAAAGGTTAGAACTTGAATTTTCATTACCAAAAGGTCGTACTTACGACTGGATAAGAGCAAAGACCGTAGATAGAAAAGCAGTTAACTACGGTATAAACACATTTAAAAAGAAAATGTCTTCCGCTAAAGATAAGTTTGCTTTAGCGGCAGACATAGCACAAAAACTAGGTATTGGGTTGAGGGAATTTCAATCAGTACTACAAAGTATAAAACTATTACCTGAAGAGAACGAATCATATGAATTAGGCACAATAGAGTATGCTAAACACGCCTTCGAATTGACGCCTGGTCAGAACATTAAGAACTACAAAAAGACTACTAAACAGATCAAAAAAGAAGATATAGAAAAATGGTCACTTGAAGAGTCTACCGTATATAAATATAAAGAACGATACAAAAGATCATGGAAATCAGAACTTAAAAAGTCTGTGAAAAGGATGTTAGATGAAATTTAAAGAGTATGCAAGTCAAGTAAATGAGTGGGGTGTACATACTTCCGAACTTACTGAAGCAGAACATCAAGGTAAAAAGGTCAATCTTAATGACCCAATTAGAACATCTGGAGGTCCTAAAAAGTTTGCCGTCTATGTAAAAGACGGAGATAAAGTAAAAAAGGTCACATTTGGTGACCCAAATATGTCAATTAAAAGAGACAGTCCTGAAAGAAGAAAATCATTTAGAGCAAGGCATAATTGCGATAATCCAGGACCGAAAACAAAAGCACGATACTGGTCTTGTTATCAATGGCGTGCAGGAGCAAAGGTGGACAGTTAATGAAATATTCAACTAGAATGGCAGACCTACTAATGCAAGTAGAGTCTAAAAAAGCACTCGATAAAAAATCAAAGAAATCTGGAATGCCTAAAGGTATACTATCTAAAGTATATGATAGAGGTATGGCAGCGTGGAAAGGTGGACATAGACCTGGTACTACACCTCAACAATGGGCATTAGCAAGAGTAAACAGTTTCATAACAAAATCTTCCGGTACTTGGGGTGGGGCAGACTCTGATCTCGCTAAACAAGTTAGAGGAAGAGCAGAATCAGTAGAAGAGGCGATGGATGTTAAGTATGATAAAACTAAACAAGGATGGTTTGATAGACAAGGTAGAAGAAGATATTTAGGCAAGTCTGCTACAAATGATTTAATGAAAAAGAAACTTGATAAGGCAATCGCTACTGGTGATTGGACTACTTTTGAAGAAGTAGAATTTGACTTAGAAGAGGCAAGACAACTAAAAGATAAAAGTAAAGAAATGATGGTTGTAAAAGATGGTTCTGTTATCGTAATAGATAAGACTGACTGGTCAAAATATAAATCAAAAGGTTATATGCAGGCAGAAAGTTATGAAGAGTTAGAAGAAGCGTGTTGGGATTCTCATAAACAAGTTGGTACTAAAATGAAAGGTGGCAAACGAGTTCCTAATTGTGTACCTAAGAATGAAGCAGATAATGACGGACACACTAAGTCATTAGCAAAAGATAAAGATACTGGTGAACCTAAAAAGTATGTATCTGGTTTATCAGATAAAGATAAAGAAGCACATAAAAAACATTTAGATAAGAATAATAAAAAATCAGATGATGATAAGTCTGCTTATAAACAATCACCTGCTGACAAGAAAGCAAAAACTAAACCATCTAAACACACTAAGAAGTTTAAACAAATGTATGGTGAAGTAAAACAAGTAGAAGAAAAATTTACTAAAAAAGATTTCAAGAACAATGAAAACGATAACGAACACGGATTAAATGCAAAAAAAGTTGTAGATATGTTTGGCACATCAGCAGAAAAAATGAAAATTGATGCTATAAATGCAAGACATAATATGAAAGGTCATATTTCTAGAGAAGATCAAAGAACAAGAGATTCTTTAGTCAGTAAGTATTACAACAAATTAAAAGAAGAAACAATAAACGAATTTACATCAGCACAGATCAAAACATTAGAGAGAGAATATGCACCTCTAAAAGGCAAAACAATGTCAGGAGATCAAATTAGAAAGATGTCTGGTATGTTGAAAAAATATGACAAG